TAAAAATGCCGAATTTGAACTCATTTTTTCACTATTCATTAGTATTTGATGCCATCCGTACCATCACTAACATCTATTGTATAAACATTTATATTTCTTCTAAAGACATTCCTCACTTCTAATGTATTTGATAAGTTAATGTCAAAATCTGCATTCATTTTTTTAAATTTATTTTTTAAATTCTCAATTTTCATAGTTTTATTTTATTATTTTTAATTAATTTTTCATTAAAATTGTCTCTTATTTCAAAGAATTTATTAACAACTTTATATGAATTTTCTATATAGTCTCCATTAGATTTTTTAATAACAATTCCTTCTCTTATACCATCTTTAATAAAATCTGATTTTAATTCAGACCATTTTATAACATCAGAAATATCATTTAATATTACTTTATATGGCTTTACATATGATATATTTGTCTCAGATAATAATTCTTCAACGATTTTTGGAGATAAAAATTGTTTGTCCTCCATAATCCATATATCATACGCTATAAACCAATCAGGCAATTGATCATATTTTATAGAATGATAAGCTAACATCCAATCTCCATATATTGTAATTTCTGACATTAATTTATTAGAAATTTTTTTAATATCATTTCTGTGATCATTTACCCAATTCCAAGCCGATTTAAATTGTTCTTTTGACGGTGTTCTAATTTTGGAATACCCTTTTTTAAGAATATGTTTTCTGTTTCTGATAATAGCTGAATCATTTTTCCATGATACACCCATGTTTGATCCATCTATTTTTTCTTGCACATAGCAATCTATTGGATATTTAATTCCATCGGATAAAATATCATCATGTGTCATCTTAGATATAGATTTATCTAAATGTGGTATCCTTGGATATTCTGGTAATATAATATTTATTTTAGCCATATATAATCCTCCATTAATATTTTATCATTATTAAATTCTTCCATTAAAGATTTTTCCCCATATAAATCTTTAACATTTTTAATCCATTTGTTTGTTTTAATTTTTGTCATCCAAATTGTCTTATTTTCTTTTGTTTTATACATCCCTTTGCATACCACTCCTTCCACTAAATTTAATTCATTATTTTTTACTTTGCTAATCAAATTTTTATCATATATCCCTTTATATACAAGTTTTGGTATATCTAAATGACCAAAGTTGTTAATAAATTCTTCTGGGGATAAAAATCCTTTTTTGAATTGATTTACATCAAATAATACTATATCCTTTTTATCACCATCTATATGTCTTCCTGCGAAGGAATTTTCGCCAAAAAATTCACCAAAAACAACAAAATTGTCAACAGATTTGTATTTTTTTCTAAAGATATTATCTAAGTCTTGACTATATTTATCTAAAAAAACATCAATAATTTTACCATAAATCGGAGTATTCTTATCTATCATTACGTTTCTTGTTCCATATTTATAGAAACCCCTTTTTTTACCCCATTCTGCTCTAAAATTTGAGCCATCATGTTTATAAAAAGCATAGCAGGATTCTCCGAAAGGCCCTTTATTATAATGTTCTATTTTTGGATAGCTTTTCATACTATTTTTTTATTTTTTAAATCCTCAATTTCATCTTTAATGAATTTGGTGACTGTTTGTTTATTTGCTCTTTTAACTGAGCGATATTCTCTTTTCAGATCTTTTCTGATTTTCTTTTTCATTTCTGGATCAATAAGCATTGCAAGATTCCTTTTTCTTTTTTTGATATCTTGAATTTTATCATTGAGCCAATTTATATCTTTATCTTTTTTCATTATTTTATTTTTTATTTTTACCTGTTTTCTTGTTAACTAAATGATATTTATTTCTTCTTTTTAATCTACCACTAACCGCTGAAAAATCAACTTTTAAATTTCTAGCTATCTCCGCTATTGATGCTTCATTGCACATTTTAATTAAATCATCATCGTTAGGCCATATTATTTTAAGTCTTGTATCAAATTGTGGTATATTCCTTCTATCATATATTCTATCTAGTTTTCTTTTTATTCCTTTATGTGGACACATCCCCATATTTATATTTTTACCCATGTTACAATTCCAACATAAAACCTGTATATCATTTCTTATATCTTCTCGTCTTAATTTAAGATAAAAAGAAGTGCTACTTGTTTTAGTATTTTTTCGCTCTACATTACCATCATTATTTTTATGATCAATTGTTAGAAATAATATTTCTGACTCATTGCAACAACTGCATTTTCCTCCATACTTTTCAATAACTTGATGCTTCAAAAGCAGAATATATTGATTTATTTTCTTTCTATTTTCTTTAGAGAATTTTATTGTTTGGTAGCTTTTTTTATTTAAGCAATCACTACATCCTTTTCTATTATCTATTGGACTATTATTACCACAATAGATACACAATTTTTCTTCTTCTCTTTTTTTCCAAATTTCTCTTCTTCTCTCACTCCTATTCATATAATTTTTTATTTTATATATAAAAATATATGATGTCCATCAAATGTATTTTTTTTAGCATAAAAAAACCCAGTCAAAGACTGGGTTGATAAACAGCAGTCTAATTCCGCTGAGGTTATCAATTATTCTTTTGACTTTACTACTTAATTATGTTAATACGTTCTTTCATTATTCTCTATATATTAAATTTTTAATATTAGTTTCGCAAATATACGAATTTTTTCAAATAAAAAAAGCTGATCAATTTATGATCAGCTTTTTTTAAAATTTTACAAATTATCTTATTTAGAAGCTTTTACTGATTCAGATTTTTCATCTTTTTCAGTTTTTATCATTTTCATGAGCTCCATTCCCAATAATCCACTCATAGGATTTGAATTTCCATCGCCTCCTGATATAAGCACTTGAGGTATAATTTGAATTTTATTTTCACCTATTGCTTCTGTAATTTTATACTTAGAAAAATTATCAACTCCCATAGCTTTTGCTTGATTCGTATAGGCTGTTGCGGTTGCATTACCTATATTTTCAATTTTACTAGCTTCTGCTTTACCTATTGCATCAACCTTAAAGGCTTCGGCTTCTGCCTTAATTTTTACAGCATCTGCTTCAGCTCCTGCTCCTAGCCTTAGTGATTTTGCCTTACCTTCAGCATCTTTAACTGCTACATCAGCCTTTCTTTCAGCAATTTGAACTGATTGTTGTGCGGTTACAATTTCACCTTGCATGTCCGCTAACGCTGTTTCGCTTGCTAATTTTTGACGAACCTTTTGAGCCATCATTTGAGTCTCGTAGGTAACTTGTTCTTGCTCTGCAATTTTACGGTCTGTTAATGTTTTCATTAAAGATTCTGGTGGGTTAATGTCACCTATTAAAGTGTCTACCGCATGTACATTATAGTCAGCTAACACTTCCGAAATTCTATTTTTCGCAGATTCTTGCCTTTCTTGTCGAGAGCTTAGGAAGGCTATAACATCAGAGCTTTGAGCCGAGTTACGGAAATAGTTACCAATTGTTGGCTCAAGTACTTGAGATACAAGATTTTGAACTGAACCAAATCGTGCAATAACTTTTGGTGCATCGGTTGATGGAATATGAATAATTTGAGACACATCTAGATTAAATTGGAAACCATCTCTTGAACGTACTGTAATAGTACTTAGATTTTTATCTAAATTATGTGATTCTGTTCTAGCATCGGCCCAATTTAGCACAAGGTTTGTAGTAGGAACTGCCTGAATTTTATGTGTATAAGTATTAATAGGATATTTACCTGGATCAAGTGGAGTTGACCATACACCCTTTTGACCTTTTTCTACTATATTACCATGTTTAAAGCTTTCGCCTGTCACATCTTTACCTTCTTCACCAACATATGATATTACGATACCAACATATCCAATTGGAACTTCTTGCATTGGCACACTCTCTACCTTGACTGCCCATGGATTCAAAGAATATGATCCCGCTAGAATAACTTGAGTTTGTAATCCTCTCTGGCCTCCATTTTCTAGAAATTTATCAAAATCTTGAAAATTATTATGACCAGGTACATCTTTACCTGCAATTTGACCTTTTTCCAAAGGAATACTATCTGCAGCTGTTACAACACCAACTTGGCCTTCTTCGATTTTTTTAATATCAACAAATATAACATCAAATAGTAATGTATTGATTCTATAGCTACCAGCATTTATAAAATCTACTTGTTTTCCTTTATAACCTCCATTGGTTAGGAATTTTCTAGCATCTGTGAATCCATCACACTCTACTTTTCTAGCTAAGATATTTCCTGTTGGTAACTCTTTACCATCTTTAGCTACTACGATACCAATTTGCCCAGCTGGTACACTTGTGAATTTTTCCATTTTTATTGAATATTGCCATATCCAATATCCCCATTTAAGGCCCGGTGCTAAGCAATCAGCTTGATATCCGGCTTCCCCATTTAATGCAATTATTCGTCCATCAGGTAAAGATTTGTACTTACCAAACAGAACGAATTTTTTGGTTACTAAACCAATTTTATCCTCTGGTACGATGACCATACCGAATAGAACTCTTAGTACCCATTTATAAGATACTACAGCCAGCAACAGTACGCCTAACCACCAATAAGACGCTAAATACTCCATAAATTTGTCCATAATTTTTTGTTTTTATTTTAAAATATTTTTACAAATATATGCTTTTTATTAATACCATTTTTTTTTATTAAAAAACATTTTAATATATAATTTGTGAAGATTAATGAAAAAATAAATTGGTATAATTTTCTTTTAGCTTTTGGTATAAGTTATGCAACAGTATCAAATTATCAGGATTATAGTGTGTTGAAGAGATTATATAATGTTATTAATTCCCCATCATCAATTCCTTCTAATAAAGACTCTGTAATAATTAATAATATTAAAATAGATGTATTAAATAATATTAGAAATTCTAATTTATTTAATAAATTTGGAAAGCAATTTGTTATAGATTAAATAGAAAATATGAGTTTCAAAATCGTTGATACAATTGATTTTATTACTCCATCTGTAGCTTGTTATATAAATATAAAAGATTCTAAAAAATATATAAAGAGTTATTTTTTAGATAAGCCAAGCGGTGATAATTTTATAATAATACAAAGAAGTTCTATGAATAAGCCAAATATATCTTCTACTATAACACATGAAATATATCATTATTTAGATAAACTTATTGGAGATGAAAATGTTAGCTATTCAGAAGAGGCTGAACTTAATAAATTTGCTGATATTAAAGTAAATAATAAGGAATATGCTATTAAAAAATTATCAGCTTTATTATTCGGGAAATTTCCAGATAATAAAGATAGTGATCTAATGAATGTATTAGAAGATGTATATAGAGATATAAAGAATGATAAAAAATATTATACTAGTAGTAGTGAAATATTTGCAAGATATGAAGCTTTAAAATATGATATGATCAAAGCTAAAATAATATTTGATATAAATGATGAAATAACTATTGAGAAATTATCAAAATTTATAATACAATGTAGTACCGAAGAAAAAATAGATAATTATAAATTTATTTTTTATTTAGATCTTAGTAAATTGCATGAATTGGATCAATTACTTTGATAATTTTAATAAGTATTGTTCAACACCTTCCATTGTATCACATTTTACCATATTGGAACACCTAATAGACGATGGTCTACCAGATGGATCTTCATATATATCTATTACAATAAATATATACCAATCGTCATAGAATTTTATTATTTCATATTTAATATTTTGAGATCTTTGTATTTCTAAAATATTTTTCCCACTTTTTTTTATTTTTGGATCTGGGCAAGTTGGGCAATTTTTACCGTGTTTACATGGTATATCTATTTTTAGAATAAAAGATTTGACTCTTTTAATATCACTGTCTGTTATTTCTTCCTCTTTGTTATTTTTAAACTTTACCCATTCTCCATAAGAAATATCTTTGTATAAAATTTCTTTTGGACTTCTTTTGAAATGATTTAGGAATGAATTTATATATCTCATTAAGTATATATAAAAAATTGGAGGAAGAAAGAGGTCTCGATCCTCAGTCGAATTAACGACCCAAACGCTTTCCAAGCGTTGCTAATACCCCGATTAGTTTTTCTTCCGTAGAATCCAGGATGGGAATCGAACCCACAAAAGATTTATAAATTAATTCTTGGGAACGCGCTTCCTGAGTGTTTCTCAGTGCAAAAACCGGCACTCATTGGACTTATAACAGTTGAATACAACCATAATTTGAACGCCTCCGGTAGCAAGTTAAATCCCGTCTTTCTTCAAGACTATCCTTCGTTTTAGGATTGTTTTATCCGTTAAACTACCTGAATATTTTTTAATTTTCTATATTTTATATCAATTCCTAATGAGGTAAGTTTTTCCTTATCCCATATTTCTAATTTTTCTTTGAATTGAATCCATTTCATTTTATCCAACTCAGTTTTATATCCTTTTACCTCTATATAGAGGTTCCATTCTTCTATAAAAAAGTCTGGACAATATGTAGAGAACTTATTTTTTAAATAGTTATAGAATTTAAATCTTTTTTTATTTCTATTCCATTTTACTCCAATTTTATCTAAATAAATTGCTGTTTTTAATTCCCAAGTTCCATCTACTTTTATTTCTCCAGCTATCGGACTATAATAAGATATCTTTTTGCATCTTCCAGCAGTCGATTCCCATCCACTATTATACCTATTTATCATTAATTCACTTAATTTCTTTTTTGTTTCTTCTGTGTGTTTAATTCCAATTCGAATATTTTCTTTGTTAAATTTAATTAATTTTTCACTTATTTTTTTAAGTGTTGGATCATTTTCTTTTGTTAATCCCTTGCTCCACCCTTGTCCTCTACTTGGCCTACTCCTTCTAGGACCACTTCCATCACACCAATTTAAATGTCTTTTATAATTTGCTTTTATTTCATAATTACATTTTGGACACTTTTTTATTTCCTTAATTTTTGGACCTTTACAAAATTTTAAATGAGACTTTAGTCCTCCTTTGTTTTTAAGAGATCTATCACATTTATCACAAATTATATTTTCAACTTTCGAATGATAATATTTATAGTGATTAGCTATCTCACTAGTACTCTTGCAAACAAAATCACATTTTTTACACTTATACATATTCTATATATAATATTTAAGCGTTCCTCTTTACCAGGAAATTGAGGAAGATACTGGATTCGAACCAGTGAGGGCTTTTACACCCTGACAGTTTAGCAAACTGCTCGTTTAGACCGCTCACGCAATCTTCCATTTGAACCTCCGGTGGGG